GATCGGCGGTGCGCCTGTGACTGTCTGGCGTGAGCTGCGCCGTATGGGTGATGCACATCTGCCAGATAAGCAGATGGATGCGGTGCTGGCGTCAGCTTCTGTTGCCAGCTGTTGGGCGTCCTATACGATGGCGCAGGGTGGGCCGTTAGTTGCGCGTGAGGATTTAGTGATCCGCCTTTGCTATGAACTGACCGAAATGGGTAATGAGTACGGCGAAGATGTTCAACGGGTGCAGGGTATTTATTCGCCGATGGTTCCGGATTCAGAAGTCATGACACGCCTGGTCAAATGGGAAAAGGTTGCTAAGTTGGCCGAAGTGTCAGCGGAGGCTGGTTTTTCTGGCGGCATCGCCGCCCCTTGGAGTTCTGTCAATAACTGTACGGGGCCAGAGCGCCGACGGTTAGAGCTGGAACTAAAAGCCAGGGGATTTAACGGTGATGAATATGAGATTGGACTGTTGCTTAAGGGCTGTAGCCTCAATGCAGGGGCGAAAATGCGGCTTTTCTACCGGAACGGCAGACTTCAGGAAGAACCATTCTGATCTGGCAACGTTCAGATCAATCCCATTGATACATAAAAAATAGTTTCAATTCCGACCGGATTTTCTATACTGTATGCATGAACAGTAGTTGTAAGCAGAGGAGGGAACATGCAGGACTATCTTTTGGAGTCGGTGAAGCTTCAGCGTATTGATTTCTTTTTAAAACTTGTTGCTGTCAGCGAATGTAGTGATCAAGAAAAACGCATGGCAATTGAGTGGGTTTCCGAACTCACAGATGAGCTAATGGCTCGTCTACGCAAGTATGAATACAGCCTTTCAATGAATCAGGCTGAGTGATGAAAGGCCTAACAGAACTACGAGCCGTGAGTGCATGACCATGCTGCATGAAATCGCATGATCCCAAAAGGATCTCTGATGCTCAGGCCCGCTAGTATTGGCGGGCTTTTGTTTATGTCATGCAGGTGCATGAAAACCACTGCATAAAGCGGGCAGGCGTGGCGGGGCTACGAGCGCGCGTAATCGGCTAATGACATGCATTAAAGCAGAATATACTATGTAACTTTAATGAGGAGGATTCTTATGGACTATCCTATACAAAATATATCGGTCAAATTAAATCCCAATGAAGAAAATGTCATTATACCTTTGGAGGGGAGTAATTTAATTATTGTAGGTAATAATGGGGCAGGTAAAACAAGATTTCTAAATAGAATATTTGAATGGCTAAATATTTTTTACAGTTACCATGATGTTTACTGTGTTGAAAGCATAGGTAAGCAGGCTGAGATATTTAAAAAACAGTTGAAACATTATAAGCAGGATGACCAGAACTACATCAACTTCGAAGGTCATTATAATGGAGAAGTGGCAAAGCTCAGAAGGCTTGAGGAGTTGAATATTATTTTCTCCTCTCCTACGTTATTTAAAAGAGAAATAAAACAAAAGAATGTTTTATTGAAGTTTCTTCAAGCTCAAAGAAAGTATGAAAGCAATCAAAGTAATCAGTTAACTAGTATAGAATCATTGTTTGAAAATTATAAGCACCAAAATGATAATAATCTTACGGAAGCCAGCAGTTATTTTGAATCATTTCTTGTGTCAATGTCGAACTACTCCCTACTTCAAAAAGGAAGTGACAATATTGATGAATTTAAACGGGTAGATAGGACTATTCGTCAAATAGAAAGTGACATGAAATCATTACTTGAGAGTGAGGATTTAAAGCTGCATTACAATCTAAGTTCTTTAAGAATGGAGATTTTGCAAAAAGGAAGGGAACCACTAAGATTTCAAATGCTACCATCTGGGTTTGCTTCAATTCTAGCAATTTACGCAGAGCTAATCATGCATGCAGAGCTCAGAAAAATTAATAAAGATGACCTCGATGGTATAGTTATTATAGATGAAATAGATGCACATTTGCATGTTACTCTTCAGAAAAAAGTTTTTAATTTTTTTGCAAAAAGTTTCCCTAATATCCAATTTATTATCTCAACACACTCGCCTTTTGTTGTTCAATCTGTTTCTGACTCAGTTATTTTCAATCTGAGCACAAAAGAAATTATGAAAGATTTATCTTTATATTCTTACACGTCAATAATTAGTGGCCTTTTAGGCGAGGCTACAAGCTCAGAGGAGCTTAATAACCTTCTGAGTGAATTAGATATGCTTTCAAGAGAAAGTAGATTCGATGATAGATTTCATGAGTTGTCAGCGATCATTGAGAAAGATCTTGAAAAAATGGATTCAAAATCGAAATCGATCTTTATGATAGCTCAAAATAAGTTTACCGACTGGGAGGAAAATGAGTAAATGTTTAATGTATACAGAACTAATCCGCCACCTCCCAGTTTGTCCCACAATAACTATCAATCGAGAGAAGTGGTTGAAAGACTTAGGGATATTTTCCATGATAAGTGTTACTTGTGTGAGCAAACCAACATTTCAAATCCTGAAGTGGAACATCTAATACCGCATGGAGATGATCCCCTATTAAAATATGGATGGGATAATCTATTTTATGCTTGCAGAAGATGCAATGGAATAAAAGCAGCTAATCAAGATAGGCTATTAGATTGTTCAAATTCAAACCTAAATGTATTTGATGAGATTGTACATCTCGCTGGAAATGCAGTTAGCGGAGAAATCGAAATTAGAGCGTCCAAGCTTAACCCAAGCCAAGAAACACTTAATACGATAAAGCTACTAAAAAAATGCTTTAATGAGGAGGGCACTGCATATAGAGATATCTCTAAGGAAAGTTTGCTTGAGGAGATTTTAGAAGAATTTTCAGCCTACTTTGCTTTTAGACGGACTTTGGTATCAAGACGGAGCTTGCCGGAAGAAATAAATGATGCCACGGAAAGATTAAAGTTGATGTGTGATGTGAAATATCCGTTTTCTGTTTTTTGGAGATGGCATGTGATTACGGATGGTTTATTAAATAGGAAACACCCCAACATTCGAGCAACGTTGGGATATTGATTTTTAATATAATGAGTAGTCCTTGAAAGATATTACCTCCTCTCCGAGCCAGCGGTTAAGTTCACATAGCCGTTCTTGAAGAGGAGCTATTTCATTTTTTACAAATACACGGCTGGCTTTTTCAACATCGCCAAAGCCACCTGTGTTGTTTGGGATGATGCCCATCATCTGCGGCGGCACGCGGTGCGCGGCCATCATGTCGTCACGGCTCACGTTCTTGATGTTCAGAAACTCATCCTTAGCCGCCCCCTCTGACAGCGGGATGATCTGAATCCCGTCCTTCTTCCCGTTCGGTGAGTACATAAACAGGTTGCGGAAGTTGCCCGGCCCCTTGGCGCTTTTCATCGCCTGGCGGATGTTGTTCACGTCTTCCTGGTTCTGTGCGGCGTCGGTCATGTACATGATGAAACCGGCGTGGCTGCCGTTAAGGTAGTATTTGCGGCGGAACAGCGTGGCCGACTCGTTTAGCAGGGTGGACGGGATCGCCGAAAGATATTCCGGTAGGCCGTAAACTTCCTGATTTAAATCCGGCTCCATCAGGTGAAACACGCTGCCTTTGGTGAACTCATAGGGCTGCGTGTTCATGCCATACTGAACAAACCAGTAGGTGTCTAAATCGGTGCCGCGACGCGTGAATTTTGCCAGTGCCGGCTCAAGTGACAGCACGCCGCCGAGCCTGTTGGTGCGCTTTTCCAGATAGGCGTTGCCGAACACCAGGTAGTCCTGCACAAAACGGCTAAACGCCTGCTGACTCAGCAGCGGGTGAGGGATGAAGGTGCTGGTAAGAATGTTGCGCTTCACGTTGATAGGCGAGCTGTGATGCACGGCGGCGCGGAACGTGCGCGCTAGCCCGTCAAAGCTCACCGGCGGTTCGTACCACTTATCCATGACCACGCATTCCACGTAGTCCAGCAGCTCGCGGCGGTCCAGCACCGGCACCGGGTCGCCAAAGGTGAACGCTTCCGCCGCCGGGCCGCCGGTCATCTGTTGCTGCTGCACGGGCTGCGTGCGCGTGCGGTTCCTGCGTTTGCTCATTAAAAAATCTCCATAATGTTGCCGGTGTGGGCGGCTTCGCCCTGTAGCGGTTCGTTTGCCAGCGCGTGCATGGTCGCCCACGCCAGATCGGCGTGGCTTGCTTCTTCGCTGCGGCTGGCTTCGTAGGTCGGGCGGTTGCCGCTGGCCGTGGTGGCGCGGCGGATAGCCATGAATGACTGCGCGATGTCGAGGTGCCCGGCGTCGAACTCCAGGCGCCCGCTGCTGATGATGTCGAACGCCTTCAGCACCAGGGCGTTTTTCACGTTCGGGTTGTAGACGAACTCCTTTACCGCCGGATAAAACATCTTCACGTTCTCGTACACGCCGAGGCCCACGCCGGTGGAGTCGATGCCGATATAAGTCACGTTGTACTGCTGCGTCAGCTTTTTGATGGACTCGGCCTGCGCGCGGAAGTCCATGCCGCGCCACTGGTGGCGCTCCAGAATGCGGAACTTACCGCCCGGCACGGCAGGCGGGGCGATCACCACGCATCCGGCGCTGTCGCCGTTCTGCGTACCTTTCGCCGGGTCGTAACCGATCCACACTTCACGCCAGCCGAACGGCCGCAGCGCCAGCGCTTCGAAGTCGCTACAGATTTCCCAGCTGTCCACCATGCACTTCTGCAGCAGCTGTAGCGGGAACACGGACGCCAGATCGTCCACGAATTCGCACATCAGCAGGTTCTGGTATTCCGGCGGGCTGTATTCGAGTCGCAGCTGGTCAAGGTCAAACAGGTTACAGCCGCCGCGCACGGCGTCCTCAACGGTAACAATCTGGCGGAACTGGCCGTCATCGCAGAAGCGGCCGGGCGACAGGTTCATGTGCGACAGGTCGATGTCCACACGGTCCGCTTTGGCGCGCCCCCGGTTGAACAGGCCGCCGGACCAGAAGGGATAGGCACTGTGCGTGAGGCTGGACGGGGTGGAGAAATAGGTCTGGCGCCACTTCTTGTGCAGCGCCATACCGGACGCCACTTTGCGCAGCTCCTGAAACTTCGGGATCCAGAAGTATTCATCCAGGTACAGATTACCGTGGTAGCTCTGCGCGGTGCGGGCGTTGGTGCCGAGAAAGTACAGGCACGCGCCGTTGCTGAGCGTCATCGGGTCGCCTTTCAGCTCTACGTCCACCTCTTTAGCGAACTCAATGATGTACTGCTTGAAAACGTGCGCCTGCGCCTTGCTGGCTGACAGGAAAATCTGGTTGCGTCCGGTGGTCAGCGCATCCAGCAGCGCCTCGCGGGCGAAGTAATAGGTGGCCCCGATCTGGCGCGACTTCAGCACGTTGCGGATGCGGTGCTTGTTGCCCGCATCCCACCACTGGCGCTGGTAGCCGAACATGGAGCCGTGGAAAATCTCCTGTAATTTCTCCACCTGTTCGTCGGTAAACACGTTCTTTTCCGGCGGCTTGCGCGGCCCGCTGTTGCGGTTCGCTACATTAGGATTGAGATCCGCCTCGTTGCCGCCGTTACTGAACTTGCCGATGCGGGCATGGCGCTCGGACTGACGCGCCAGCAGGTCAATCTCCTTAAAGTCTCTCCCTTCTTTTGTCTCCTTCATGATCAGCTGGCAGTAGCGCGCGGCGGTGGTCAGCTGCATCTGGTCAAGCGGGCCGTAGTCGCCCCACTTATCGCGCTTCTTCCAGCTGTGAACGGTTGCGGGTTTCTCTCCCAGCATTTCAGCAATGCGGGCGATACGGTATCCCTGAAAGTACAGCAGCATGGCCTGCCTGCGGGGATCGAGGTCTTCGGGGGCGAGTGTCGTTGTCATGCCCCCAAAATACGGCCCCGCCGATGCCTTTTCTGCCGTCTCCCGTTGTGTGGCTGCCCTCACAACGTGCCCGCGTTGTTTCACACCCCTCTGAACCGCAAACATAAGGCTTCAAAGCGATTTACCCAACGGAGCCTGACCTATGGCAGTTAAAGCAAAGCGTTTTCGTATCGGGGTGGAAGGCGCCACCACTGACGGGCGCGAAATTTCCCGCGAATGGCTGGAGCAGATGGCCGCCGCCTACAACCCGGCGGTTTACACCGCGACCATCAATCTGGAACACATCAAATCGTACTCGCCAGACAGCACCTTTAACCGCTATGGTACGGTAAGCGCGCTGGGGACGGAGGAGATCAACGACGGTCCGCTGGCCGGAAAGCTGGCGCTGTATGCCGACATCCTGCCGACGGATTCCCTTGTGGCGCTGGTAAAACAGGGCCAGAAGCTTTTCACCTCCATGGAAGTCAGCACCAAGTTTGCCGACACCGGCAAAGCCTACCTGGTTGGCCTGGCTGGGCGACATGTCGTTGAAAGATGTTTCAACCGTGGCCGGGGTATTAATCGGCCTGCTGATGGCAATCATCAGCTGGTACTACAAGCGCAAAACCTATCAGTTGCTGGCCGCCGGGCGCATCACGCGGGAGGAATATGAATCTGCAAACCGTTAAGCGCTGCACCGTTGGCATGGTGCTGGCTATCGCCGCGACGATGCCGGGTTTCCAGCAGCTGCACACCTCCGTCGAGGGACTGAAGCTGATAGCCGATTATGAGGGCTGCAGCCTGAAGCCGTACCTGTGCGACGCGGGGAAATGGACCGACGGCATCGGTAACACCGTAGGCGTGGTGCCGGGCCGGACCATCACCGAGCGGCAGGCGGCGGGGAATTTCATCACTAACGTGTTGCGCGTTGAGGCGGCACTGGCGCGCTGCGCTGCGGTTTCCATGCCGCAGCCGGTCTATGACGCGCTGGTGTCGCTGGCGTTTAACGTCGGCACCGGCAACGCCTGCGGCTCAACGATGGTGGCGCTCATTAAAAAGGAGCGCTGGCGCGATGCCTGTTATCAGCTGCCGCGCTGGGTGTACGTGAAAGGCGTATGCAATCAGGGGCTGGATAACCGTCGACAGCGTGAGCTGGCATGGTGCTTAAAAGGAGTAACAGCATGATGCGCGCGCTGGCGGCGCTGGCGCTCGTTCTGATTGCTGCCCTTGGCGTGCAGTCGTGGCGACTCAGCGCCGCCCACAACAAAATCGACGCGCAGGTGAAGGACTTAGCCGCGCAGGGCAAAAAGCTGTCGCAGAAAAACGACCAGCTGACTGCCCTCAACATTTTGACGCAGACCAGCAGCCGGGCGCAGACGCAGCTGTACGCCGCCGCCGAGCAGAACGGCACGCTGCTGCGTGACCGGCAGCGCACCATTGAGGAACTGAAACGTGAAAATGACGAGCTTCGCCGCTGGGCTGATACCCCTTTGCCTGATCCTGTTATCCGGCTGCGCCAGCGTCCGCCCCTCACCGGAGGTCAGTCTTACCGTGAGTGGCTGTCCGCGAATCACCCCGTGCCGCCTGGACGAAGCCGCGCCGCGCCGTAACGGCGACCTGCTGGCGCAGCTGGACGACACCGAGGCCGCATGGGCGGCCTGCGCCGACAAGGTAGACACCATCATCAGCTGCCAGGATAAAGACGATGAACAAGCCGCAGTCCTTGCGAAACGCCCTGAATAAAGCCGTGCCCTACTTGGCCGACAATCCGGATCGCCTGCATCTGTTCGTGGACAATGGCGCGGTGGTTGCGACCTCCGCCACGTCGATTTCATGGGAGTACCGTTACACCCTGAACGTGGTGGTAACCGACTTCACCGGAGACCAGAACCTGCTGATGGCGCCCGTTTTATTCTGGCTCGGCGTCAACCAGCCGGACGCCCTGCAGAACGCCACCGAGCGCGAGCGACTTTTCACCTTTGAGGCTGACATTCTCGGCAATGATCGCTGCGACATCAGCATGAACCTGAAGCTGACGGAGCGAGTGATCGCGAAGGAAGTGGACGGCGTGATGTCGGTTGAGGCCGTGCCGGAGCCGGAAGCGCCGGAAGATGCAGAGGAAGGCTGGACGGTGCGCCGTGGCTGAGTTGCATGCAGTTGAGGAGTGGCTGGGTGCGCTGCTGTCGCAGCTTGAACCGGCAATGCGCACAAAGATACTGCGCGAAGTGGCGCGCGATGTGCGGCGCATCCAGCAGAACAACATCACGCTGCAGCGCAGCCCGGACGGCACGGCATGGGAGCCGCGCCGCGTCACCGCACGAACCAAGGCTGGCCGGATTCGCCGCAAGATGTTTGCGAAGCTGAAAACGGCGAAGTACCTCAAAGCGCAGGCAAACGCAAATATGGCAGAAATTGCGTTTGTTCCGGGCGTGCAGAAGCTGGTTCGCGTGCATCACTATGGACTACGGGATCGGGTGAACCGACGCGGCACCGAAGTGAAGTATGCGGAGCGTCCGCTGCTGGGTATCAATAACGATGTGGAAAGCTTGGTGCAGGAAACGCTGCTGCGCTGGCTAAGCGAACCCAATTAACTATATCCCATTAAAAAATATTTATGTTATTGCTCGTTTTTTCTTATGGCTATTGCAATTGATAATTCCTCAATAGCCTTATTGATGGGTTTTCTTGTGAATTCCCAGCTATCATCGTCATATGCGCAAACATAAATTAGACAGTGTGGTAGATGCTTTTTTATTTTTCTTCTCATACTCTTTAGGTAGCTTATGTTCCATGAATTTCTTATGCCAATATATATTTCTTTAATGGACGTGCCGTCTATTTCTTGTATTAACTTTTCAGGTATTTTCCTGCCAATGTTTCTTACGATTCTTACCTCTTCTTCATATGACCAGTGAAAGGACTTGTATAAGAAGGTTCTTTGCAAAGCCTCTAGAATTTCAGGGTTGAAATTAAACTGAAGTCCGCTATAAAGCTGATTATTCTGAGAGTTTTCATACACAGTGGTAGGCTTTGTTGCCGTATAAATTACGCTACCAAATTTTGCAGGAATTACGTTAGAGCCGATGCAATTTAAACCAGCCAAGTTAGCATCAATTCCAATGGCTATCCCTGCATGAGAATTGTTTTTTTTATCGAGTTCAATTGCATCTTTTCTTAAGATTTTCTTGCCGGAACCATAGTGCGCCCACATCAATGGATTAAGGGGGTTTCTTGTTAGAGATAGAATTCCATAGGATTCTGAAGCCGCGATTAAGTTAATTGCTCTATTATCCTTAATCTCTCTAATATCATAGTAGATACTTGAAAGTTCAAGAGGGTCATTAAATGATGAAGATTTGGAGAATTTCACTGTAGGGTTTTTTATAACAAAATCGGCTGTCTTGCTATTAAGGTATTTATACAAAATCATTTTAGAGCTCCAATTAAAATAATTAGATGAATATGATTGGCCCACCAATGCCATGATTATTTCATTGTACGAAAGCCTACACAATGTACTCGTGTTACATGAGTGTGCAGCAAAGTGCATCCTGAATAAATGAACGACAAACTCACCGAAATCATGCGCCTTATCACCAACCTGATCCGCACCGGCACCGTGTCCGATGTGGATACGGTCAACTGGCTGTGCCGGGTGAAAACAGGCGACCTTGAAACCAACTGGATTAACTGGCTCACCTGCCGCGCCGGTAATACCCGCACGTGGTGGCAACCCTCCATCGGCGAGCAGGTTGTGCTGCTGAGCCTCGGCGGCAATCTCGAAACCGCGTTCGCGCTGCCGGCCATTTATTCCGATGCCTTCCCGCCGCCCGATTATTCAGAGAACGGCAGCACCACCGTGTTCAACGACGGCGGCTGGTTCCAGTACGAGCCGGACACCGGCCAGCTGCTGATTAAAAACATTAAAAGCGTGCGCATTGAGGCCGCCGACGGCATCCAGCTGATCACCGGGCAGCTGGGTGTGGATGCGAGCCAAGTGCTCGTTAACAGCGAAACCGTAATGAATGGCGCGGTGACTCAGGGTGGCGGCGATATGAGTTCAAACGGCGTGGTGGTTGATAAGCACAAACACGGCGGCGTGAAGTCCGGCGGCGACACGTCAGGAGGTCCGCAATGATGTATCTCGGCATGAACCGCGACACCGGCGAAGCCATTACCGACACCGAGCACATCCGCCAGAGCGTGCGCGACATTCTGATCACCCCGGAAGGCAGCCGCATCGGGCGACGTGAATACGGCTCGCTGCTGTCGGTGCTGATTGACCAGCCGCAGAACGACGTGGTGCGCCTTCAGGTGATGGCGGCGGCGTACACGGCGCTGAGCCGCTGGGAGCCGCGTATCCGCCTCAGTTCTCTAGGCATAACCAGTGCCTTTGATGGTTCCATGGTGGTTGAGCTGACCGGCCAGCGCGCCGACGGCTCACCGCTCGCAATGTCAGTGCCTACGGGGGTGAACAGTGGCAGTAATTGACCTTTCGCAGCTGCCCGCACCGGAAGTGATCGAGGTGCCGGACTTTGAAACGCTGCTGGATGAGCGCAAGGAAGCGCTGATTGCGCTCTATCCGGCGGAGGAGCAGGCCGCCATGCGCCGCGTGCTGGCGCTTGAATCCGATCCGATTGTGAAGAGCTTACAGGAAAGCGTTTACCGGGAAATTCTGCTGCGCCAGCGCATCAACGAGGCGGCGCAGGCGGTCATGGTGGCTTACGCGCTCGGCAGCGACCTCGACCATCTGGCCGCGCGCAGTAACGTGCAGCGCCTGACCATCACCCCGGCCAACCCGGACGCCGTGCCGCCCGTTGAGGCGGTGATGGAATCAGACGACGCGCTGCGCGTGCGCGTGCCGGAAGCGTTTGAAGGCTTATCGGTTGCCGGTCCGACGGCGGCCTACGAGTTTCACGCCCGTAGCGCGGACGGGCGGGTGCAGGACGTGTCCGCCATCAGCCCGTCACCGGCGACGGTGCTGATCACCGTGCTGAGCCGCGAGGGTAACGGCTACACGACCAGCATTGAACTTGAAGTGAAAATAGATTTACTTGAAATGTAATAGTACTATCTCAAAATGGTTAAATTGAGTAATATTTATCTCAATTGGGTTTTGGAGACGACATCATGATGAATTGCCCTTTGTGCGGGAATGCGGCACATACACGTAGCAGCTTTCAGGTATCAGCAACAACGAAAGAACGTTATAACCAGTGCCAGAACATCAATTGCAGTTGCACGTTTAAATCTCATGAAACGGTTTCTGAGATAATCATGAAGCCTGGCAGCGTTAAACCTGTGCCACCGCATCCTGGAAGAGATCAGCAGCAAACATTTTGGTTATGAGCTTTGATATGTTATAAAAAATGAAGAATTCTAGAAATATATTATGAGAAGCTAAATATCATCCGCAGCTAAATAAATTTAGCTGCGGATGATATTTGAAGGGCGATTTAATTATTGAGCGTTTATCTCTGGTAGTAAGGATTTAATGGTTGATACAAGGTTTGGAACGCTTCCATTATTTAATGCTCTGACCAACCAGCTTTTGAAATCTTGAAGTTTGCTTCCTTTTAAATTTTTTGCTACTAAAGCTAACATGCCTTTATTATCATAATTCTTTAAAAGTAAGTACAAGTCATTTGTTTCAATTGCTCTCTCAATTCTTGACTTTAACTCATTTGCAATACTTTCAATATCAAGAGCGTTAGTTTCGCGGTTATACCCATTTTTTAATTCTGAAATAGTATCTGAATCACTTAAATCGATTTTTTTAAGTGTTCGATCTATTCTTCTTCTGCAATATCTAACAATAACATCCTCGATAGCTCTTGCAGATTGAATTTGTTGGAAAATATCTTCTTTTAATTTTGTTAAATTTTCTCCAATCTCAATTCCTGTATAACCTTCATATTCAGCAATCGTCACGCATACTTCTGGAATTAAAATTATGTTTTCAATTTCTGATACAGGTAAGGTGGCAATACCTAAGTCCGCTAAATATGCTTTTTCCATATCGCTATAATCATCGGCATCCACAATTCCAGAGCATGTTACTCTCGTGAGATTTGCATTTCTTCTCATGGTTACTACTGAATGAATAACTTCCTCGCAAGATCCCTTAGGAATAATTGTCCAGTTTTTAAAGCAACTTCTGTAGATTGCAATATCTAAGCTGCTCCCAGCCCCTTCTACAAACAAAATAGGTTTGCGGCTTCCTAGTATTAGAGTGGTAAGTTCTTCATCAAATCCTGAATCTGAGGGGACTTCTTCAATAACCCAGCTAGGTTTGGGGTCATATGATTTTAGAACATATTTATTAGCAATACGAGATGAAGCAAACTCAAGATCATGGGTTATAAAAACAAAAGCGCAATCAGATCTTAATGCTTCAACTTCGTCCCATAATCTTGACATTATGGATGGATGCACATGTAATTCGGGTTCATCGAAAATAATTAGTGAGTTTTCTTCTGCCATGAGTGTTTGACCGAGCATGTAAAATACTGCTCGTTCACCATCACTCATTTCACTAGCTGAATACTTTCTATCAGTTTCAGCTACAGACGCCATAATATCATCACCAGTAGTATGCAACTTCCTATGAGGAAGAAGTCTCTCCCAGACTTCTATTAATATCTCGAATTTAGTTGGTTCTGCAGGGCTATTATCTCCAATGCGAACTTTTTTATGAGTCTCTAATGATTTGTTGGATTGTTCTGCAAAGAGAGCTTGAACTAAAAAATCAAAGTCATTTAGCAAGCTAATGGCTTCTTTACCACCCCAGCGATTGCTGCTTCTGTATTGAACACCAGACCCTAAATTTGCATAACCAGTTCTTAATCCAAATAAAGCAGAGCTCTCACTAATTTTAGGCACGTTTGGGTTTAGATTTAATGCCCTGTGTGCAGATATACGATGAGCCTTAGACTGTAGATTTTTTTCTATTTCTGTTGATAACCTGGTTTTTCCAGAGCCATTTGCACCCACAAAAATAACAGATGAACCCGTGTCTATTTCAATTTTTTTAATGCCATTTTCTATTGGTATGTTTAAAATGAATGTCATGATATATTCCTTGAATTTCTAAACTCGATTTATATTGAAAGGATTAAATGTTATTATGAAACTTGCGTTAAAAATGAGTTTTTATGATGGGGTTTTAAATTTTCCTAATGGTAATCGTTATATCTTTAAGCATGTAAAGTAGAATGTATTATTTTAAATGACGGATTGCTAATTTAATTTATTAATTATTGCGCAATGCTGCTATAACAAACACAATATTTAAAATCATTCCAATTTTTTATTTTCGATGTTTTACATACGCTATTTATAATTTGAAACCTGAATTTATCAGAATCATGGATAGAATGTAGCATAAGCTGAATGTATAAATCCTCTGTAAAATGAGCATGTATCCGAAAAATTTTCATTGATACCGTAACTTTACGCCTATGCGTTGATCTGTAAAGCAAATGCCAATAATTCGGTTGTGACATTTTACTCACACTTGGTTAGCTACTAGTGAAGATGAAAATCTGCTGCCATTTTGCTGCCAATGGTAGGTTTATAAAACAAAAAAGCCACCGTGAAAGGTGGCTTAAATGCATGATTTTCATCACTAAATTTGGTGGCCCCTGCTGGGTTTGAACCAGCGACCAAGCGATTATGAGTCGCCTGCTCTAACCACTGAGCTAAGGGGCCAGCGGAGCGGGGATTATAAAGTATCTCTTCAGGGCAATCCAGCACTCAGCCACCGGTTGCTGAAATAAGCAGCAGTGATTTACCTGCTGATTTCTATAACAAAACTGGCGAACCGCGATCCCTAAGTCGCAAACAGGCACGGATTATGCTTCTCCGCGCCTTTAGTGAAACCGGACTTCAGTCATTATGGCTGATGGCTGGCTCAGCGCTGACGATAACGGGATGCTGATTGATTCCGTGAAAGATGAGGAACCATCGTGCCACGTGCCTGATCGTAGTCGTGCCACATCTGCAGATCCTCCAGTGCCGGAATGGTTACCGTCTCCTTGCTGTCGAGTCCGGCAAGCGCGGCGTCCACCATCTCA